TTTTCCTCCTTTGTCGTCTCCGTTCCTTCAGCTTCCTCGGGAGTTTCAAAAGTCACCTCTCCTGGTTCGTCAGCCTTATCGACCGGCTCGACAGCTTCTTCGTCGACCGTCTCGGTTTCAGCCTCGGGTTCGTCAGGAGCGTTCAAAATGTCTAAGTCAGACTGTGTGGAACCGCCGGGTCCACCGAACGACTCGGAATCGTCGTATAACGGAAATAGAAACTTATGGAACATTTGCTACACCTCTTGGAGCCGGAATTGACTCTGTATCTTTACCTTTCGGAGGCGATCCTTTTCCTCCTGACGGCGGAGGTCCTCCAGGAGGCGCTCCACCTTGCATCATCATTTGTTCCATCATCTCAGCTTGCTCGGCCTCCGTGTGCGCCTGTAGATGAGCGATGACGTTCATGTAGCCACCGGGATTCGTCATCTTCTGATCCATCCCAATCTCGCCTACGCACCATTCTTTGATGATGGCGATGTGGACACCGTGCTCGTCAACCTCTTTCTCGATCGGAACAGACGCTTCAAGGATCGGAGTTCCATCCATCGGATTCAATCCGACAGGCTGTGGCTGACCCTTGAGTAGTTCGTAGATCTCGAAGAGTTGCTTGGTCCTGTCTGCGTCTCCGGGAACTGTGAGTTCTGGGATGCCTACGAGTTCAGCGACAGTGTGTCGATTCTCTGGGTGGAACATTGCTTCGTTGATGGCATCGTTGTTCAACTCGAGGAGGCGCATAATGATGTCACGTTTTTGCGACCATGCCAGAGGAAACTGTTCGCTCAACTCCGGCTCGACCTGACCGACTTCGCCTGTCATCTCGGCCTTGCGAATCCACACGTTAATGTATGAATTGCGACCTTGTGACTTGACGATCTTCTCGTCGTTCTTCATGTTCTTGGCGTAGCACTTGACTGCCTTCGTCTCAAGATCAGACCAGAAGAACGAGATCATCTTATAGACGATTTGTAGTCGTTGCAGAGCTTGAGCTCTCGACATACTATATTCAGCAGCTGTGTCAGATCCTCCGGAGGCGGTACCACCATAAACCGATGGAACCGTTCCGAGTACAAATTGACCAGCAGCTTGTAAATCGTCAGCGAATTCCTTATGTTCTCGAGATAACATTGCGGCTTTGTTTGTGTAGAACGCTGCTCCGATATTACCTCCAGCAGGAGCCTTAACTGGATATAACGAACCAGGACTGATTTCCATCTCCCGGTATTTTTGAAAGTCAATAACACTGGAATCAACAAATGTCTCAGGGATTCCGTATCGGATTGTTTCAACAGTAAGTTGGAATAGTTCATTAGTCATCTCCTGAACAGGAACAACCGAGTTTGCCACGGGCTGACCGTGGACTCGATCTAGAATAGGATCAACAGAAACTGTCCAGTATTCGTCCATATCTTCATCGTTGACCTCAGCGAGGACGTCGTTGATGTAGACGGCTCGAATACCACGAGGGAATTGTTCCTTAAGCGCCAGTATTCTTTCGTCGTCTGACTTGCCGAGCTTGTTGAACATCCAGGGACGTAGCCAGACTTGCCTACACGTGCATACGTCGGCGTCGTCATCCGATTGGACCAACGACGGCGCGCGCACCCATCGATCGTATCTCTCGGAGTCTGCTGTAGGAGTAATCTGGTCCGCGATGTGCGGAAACTTCTCTTGCATTTCAGCAACATCGTGTTCACTGTTGAGAATGAGGTATCCTGACTGTTCTAGCGTGCGCGCGCGAGGAAAAATCTGCACGCTCATCGGGCCATACAACTCGATGATCTGACGCATCTTCGGAATGATTTCTTGATAATCGAACTCCTGCGTCTCCTCCTCTTCGACTTCCGACATGGGCTGAACAGGCGTTCCACAATTGGGGCAGACTGTCTGACCTTGAGGCGGAGCCATACCTGCCATCTCTGGCGGCATCATGCCCTGTGGCGCTCCAGGAGGCGGCATCGGAGGCGGACCTTGAGGAGGCGGAGCGACGGGTAATGGTTCCGACACCGCTTCCGGGGGAGGCTCCAGCAATGGTTCTCCTTCCGGCACCGGAGGTGGCGATGGCAAGTCGGTCTCCGGAGGAAGTGGCGGCGCCGGAACTTCTTGGCCGTTCATCGGCTGAACGGCTAACTGTTCTCCACAGTCGGGGCAGTAGTCAACCTGTGTCTGTGCCACTCCCGGTTTGAAGTGGTCGATCCGATCAACACCATACTTCTCGTGCTGGTCGTTATAGGTGTAGGCTGCGATCATGCCCGAGTTGTAGAGAAGACCGAGCGCTTTCATGAAGAGGAAAGGAGCTTTGTTGTGCTTTCTGATAAGCTCTGCGAGTCGCGAGAATGACTGTGCTGTGTAGATGTCGGCCGACTGGTCAGCATCGTTTGGAAAGAAACGAGTCGCAGGGATAGACTGAGAAACGGCGGCGATGATGATCTCACCGTGCGCCTTGTAGATATTTACGATTTTGCTCTCGACGTCAGCTTCTTCCATGTAGTTGACGTCTTCGCCGTCGCCATGCTGAGAGATGTATCTCCAATCGTGCGCGACTTCGCTGAAGTAGATGTTCTGAAGTCCTTCCCAGAAATACTCGTTGCGCTTGCAGACTTTCATCAAGCGGTCTCGAGCGAACTGGTCCTTGTTGTCGATATCAAGGATGATGGAATCGAGACCTTGCCGTAATTCGGCAGGAAGGATCTCGTCCAGGACTTGGTCGAAACTAATCGATTCAGGCATTTACTTCGTCCAGAACTTAGCCATGTCGGCTTTCAGATTATTGAAACGCAGATGAGCCGACGACTTGAGATTACCTTTGCCTGCTTTGTCGAGCGCTTGGTTCAGCGCATCATAGACTTGCAGAGTATTTTTATCGAGCTTTCCGATTGACGCCTCGAGCGCTTTCATGATATCGGTCTGGTTTAAATCGAGTTTGCCCTCTTTATACAACTTATGGATTTGGTTATAAATCGGAGGCTCCTCACCGAACGCTGCATTCGGATGATACTCTGGGTCGAGTTTGTCCGTTCCAAAATGCTTGAACGCTTGACCTCGATCAATCTCTACCAGACCGTGCGGAGTCTGGAGCCATTGGCCAGTGTGCGCGTCGTGATTCGACGTAAGCCAATCTACTGGATGATGCATGATGATTTCCATCAGATCGCCAGTTGCTAGCTTCGTCAAATCGTGGTTACGCAACGTCTTCCAATCGAGCTTGTTGCCCAAGACTTCCTGCATCGTGCCTTTTTTGCCATCAACCGTCTCGACCGTCATCTTTGGGTCGTGCAGACCTGCGAGTCCAGCGATGTCGTTTGCAGCCTTCTCGTTATGCAAAACGAACTCAGGATGCTTCGTTGGCTTGAAGATGTAGTCCTGACCGTTCTTCGTATAAATGTGTTTCTCGTGAACTCCAGCGAGCTTGGCGTTCTTTTCTTTGAGTTGATAGCCAGTCGGTGCGTTCTCGTATGGCTTGGCTTTTGACGGCTCAGGAAAACCTTTAGGTGCCTGAACTGTCTTGCCAGATTTCAGATCCTCTTGTAAGCTGAGATGGCTTTTAAGAGCCTCGAGCACCTTATGATCTGACGTATCAGAACCGTAGATGTCTTGAAGTTGCTTGGCGAATCCAGGGTCTTTTGGATTGAGGAGTGAAACACCTTCTGTCTCATGCCCGTGTGCCCAAGGCGCGCCACCTGTCCGTTCACCGATATAGAACCGAGTCTTGGAAGTGGTCCGTTCTACATCGGTCAAATGACCGGTGATCTTCGCTGTAAGCCCTGATTCCTCGAACACTTCGCGCAAGGCAGCTTCTTGCATATGCTCGCCAGCATCGACAGTTCCCTTTGGAAACGTCGATTTATAGCCACCAAATTGTCCTTTCGGATGTATGATCCAGACTCGACCGTCTGGTTCAACCATAACTACACCAGCAGCCTGTTTCTTTCCTTTAACTGGCTCAAATGCAGGGGCATTGATTGAGAAATTCATACCCGCTTTGAAGTCAGGTTTATCGACTGGCTTGAACTCGATTCCGTGCAACGACTGC